GACCCGGAAAAGCAAACGCCGCAGCAGTATCGTGGAAATCGGCAACGGCCTCACGAAGGTCCGCATCTACACCATCCACCGCACGGATGGATACGACCAGTTCACGCTGGCATGGAAGGAAGGCGGGATACGGAGAACGCGGAGCCTGGCCTCCATGGCAGAAGCCCGCATGATCGCCCAGCAAACGACCGTCCGGCTGACCAACGGCGGATGCGTGACCGACGAGGCCACGAAACGGGACATCGAACTGCTCCGTCACTGCGAACATGCCGCCAAGGAGTTCGGCATTACCCTTTCGGCGGCCATTGACGAATGGCTGAGCGCCCGCAGAGCCGCCGGGGACACATCACTGTTAGATGCGCTTCGTTTCTATCAGGCTAGCAGGAGGGACATCCTGGCGACGCGCACCATCGCCCAGGTGGCTGATGAGTTCGTCGAGTCGCGCCGTGCTAGCGGCGTCGGAGCAACCCACATCAAGAACTCCAGGCTGAACCTGAAGCGCTTCACGGGCCAGGTGAAGGGCAACATCGGGGAGGTGACGGTGGCAGACGTCAATGGATTCCTTCGGACGCAGAAGCTGTCACCCGTGTCCCTCAACGGGATACGGACCAGCCTGGTTGGCATGTTCGGCTTTGCCAAACGACAGGGCTACCTCCACCCCGACCGCAAGACCGCCGCCGAGCTTTCCGAGTCGTTCAGGGTGGCCGATGCTCAAATCTCGATCTACACCCCCGACGAGATGGGCAGGATGCTCCTGGCCGCCAAGGCGAGGCATCTGCCGTTTCTGGCCATCGGGGCATTCGCTGGAATCCGTTCCGCCGAGATTCACAGGCTCCACTGGGAGGACATCAAGTGGGACCGTGGCCACATCGAGATCGCCGGCCACAAGGCGAAAACGGCAGCCCGGCGGCTCGTTCCGCTGCCGGACAACCTCAAGGCGTGGCTGGCACCGTGGCGTGAGCAAACCGGCCGGATCATCGAATCTGAGGACAAGAGCGGAGCACTGAACGAACTTGCGCTGGCGTCCGGAGTCCCCGGCGGATGGCGTCAGAATGCCCTCAGACACTCGTTCATCAGTTACCGGGTAGCGGAGACTGGTGACGTGGCTCGCACAGCTCTGGAGGCCGGCAACTCGCCACAAATGATCTTCCGCCACTACCGGGAGGCCGTGACCGAGGATGCAGCCAAGGTGTGGTTCTCGATCACACCCCCAGACGGGTGGCTGCCAAGCGAACTCAAGCGAACCACCCGCGAGCGGCTGCGGAAGATTTCCTGTCGTCAGGAAAACCACCCGTGCGTTGACAGCGCCAACGGTGCGTAACCATGAACACCATTGAACCAACACTCATCAAAAAGAAGGAACTCGCCAAGCGCCTGTCCGTCAGCACCCGCAGTATCGACACCTGGGTCGGCAAGCGGATGATCCCCTACATCCAGATCACCCCCCGCTTCTACCTCTACGACTTCGAGGCCGTGCTGGCGGCCGTTCGCAAGCACTACCAGGTGGACGCTGCTCAGCCGTGACCGCCACTAACAAAACGCCCCCGGACAGCGCGAGCCATCCGGGGGCGTTTTGGTTTGATATTGTTCAGCCCTTGAAGCTGGAGTTGGGTTTGCCGTCGTCAAGCAGGTCGCCGATGCGGTTCACCGCGTCCTTGAGGATCGAGGCGGCGGCGAACACGACCACGCCGATGGTGGGATCTACGAACGGGATGACGTTGAGGGCGGAAACAAGACCGGCGACCTTGCCGACGAAGCTGAGGTATTTGAGTGCTTTCATGGTGATCTGGTTCCGGTGTCAACGGCGACGCAACTTTTTGACCATGCTCACCAGCGATAGAATGCCGACTAACAAACCGACCACGAGCGACGCGGCCCGCAGGTGCCATTCGATCTGCTCCTGATAGGACGTGATGACGCCCAGCACCGGCGAGGCGGTGCCGATGATGGCGTTGCGAACATAGTCAATGTCGATGTCGAAGGGCGGGCGCATGGTTAGGGAATATGGTTTTTGTTCGTTCAGGTCGTTTGTTGGGCAAGCCAGTCTCTGAGGGGCTCGACGCAGGCCAGCACGGCTGCCATTGCGGCGGCGACTTCAGGCACTTCGGCGCACGCACGCCACAACGGGGCCGACAGCACCTCGGGTGCGGCGCCGTCCAGTATTTCGCCGGTCTGGCCGTTGTAGGGCTGAATGACGAAACGCGCTTCGCCTTCCGTGTGCGATGGGGAAAACACGATAAGCTCGCGGATCCAGGCGTCGGGGTAGGTTTTCTCAGGTTGTGCCGGTTGGGCGGGAATGTTGACGGGGGTGGTCAGTGGAATGGGCATGGTGGTGGTGTGTTAGTATTTGCAGAAGTTCCAGGTGTTGTAGCTGATCTTGCGCAGCCGGAACTCGTCATGCTGCACAAGGGAGGACAGGGCGGATGAGTTGTTGACTGTCACGCCAGACCCCAGCGAGAAGCTGTGGGTGTAACCCGACTGGCAGATGCGGAAGCGGATTTCAGTCCCATCGGGCCAATAGGTGGAGGTGTCGCTCGGGACGTAGATCGTGGTTGACCCCGAGTATTGCAACAGGACGTATCGGTCAACGTGGCTAAGTGACAGGGATAGGTAACTGCTGGACTCGTAAGCAGGGTCTGAATTTTCAGTGCCGTAACGCCAGTTCGATCCGTCGTAGCGTCGCGTGATGACCTTCGTGCTCGCGTAATGGGTGACGGAACTGCCCATCACATAGGCCGAGCCCTTTGGCACCATGAAGCACCAGGTGTCGCCAGACGTCGCCCCGGACGGATCGCTGATGGAGGGCATCGAGTTGCCGTCGATCATATAGGCGCCGCCCACGCTCGCGGTGAAGCTGGACGATTTGTTAGTCCACGCGCCGGGAGCCGTTAGGGTTTTCCACATATACGAGTTCGTGTCGTAATAGCGAACGACCGGGACGGCAGACGAATAGTAGTAAGTTCCGTTGATGTAGATGCTCCCTGATAGAACCAGCACAGTGTAAGAGTCTCCGGTGCTGGCTCCGCTTGGATCATACACCGAGATGGAGGTTCCCGTGGTTTTGTAGTTGCCGCCCACATCCGCCGTGAAGCTGGATGATTTGTTTGTCCAAGCGCCAGGAGCAGACAGGGTTTTCCATGAATAGGAGGTTGTGTCGTAATAGCGAACGACCGGAATCGCGGACGCATAATAGTAGGTTCCGCTGATACTGATGTATCCCGATAGAACCATCACCGTGTAGGAGTCGCCTGGACTCGATCCGGTTGGATCATAGACCGAGATGTAGGTCCCCGTCGTTTTGTAGTTGCCGCCGACACTCGCGGTGAAGCTGGATGTCCGGACCAGCGCGGATGGCGAGACGAGCGTTTTCCACGAAGACACGCTTGAATCGTAGTAGCGAATGATCGTGAGCGCGGACGGATAATAGGTGTCGGTGCCAACCATGGCATAGCCCGTCACGACCGTGACCGTGTAGGAGTCGCCGGCCGATCCGGCGGGTTCGATCACCGTGATTGCGGTTCCTTCCGTCTTGTAGTCGTAGCCTGCCGCCGCCGTGAAACTTGATGTCTTGCGCACCAGTTTGGGGGCGGCACCCAACGCCGTGAGCATGTCGGCATCCGAAAGCAGGCTCACCGTGTTGTCAGCATTGACCCGCAGGAAGCGGATGGCCGATGGGTTGGCAACCGAGGCAATCGCCCTGCCGACCGTGGTGAAGCCGAGTTCGTCGGTGACGTCCCCTAACGTCCAGTTGGTGCCGTTGTGGCGCAGCACGACCACATGGGTTGCTCCCTGAACCAATGCAATCGGCAGCGACGGGCCGCCAGTGGACGGCTTTAGGATGCTGGCATGGAAATTCAGTGATCGGGCATTTCCCGTGGTCGAGTGAATCCACAACTCAAACCGCATACCGACCCTGCCGTTGGCTGGGACGTTCAGGACGCGGCCCATGGTTGATCCGGTCAGGGTCACCATCTGAAATGTCCCGTTCGCGGCATCCACGCTGATGTCTCCCGTCACCGCCGTCAGGCCGGTGGTGAATGGCGGGCTCTGGACGCTTTGTGGTTCGCCCTCAGACCCCCTCACAACGTCATTCTCAACAACGACGGAGAAGGTCCGCGTGGACATGTCGGTGCCAACGTCGGTTTTCCATGTGATTTCACCCATGAGAGTGATTTCGGAAAGCTCGGACCCCGCTAATCCAATGTGCAACGCGGCATCGAGTTCGACGGTGTTGAAACATGGATATTCGGTGATTACGACGTAGAGGTCGGTGTCCCATCCGCCCGGATTGCTGGCGAGCCATTCAAGTTCCAACGTGAACGCCTTGCCTTCCTGTGTCTGCTGGACGCCGTTGCGGAGCCAGTCGCGCAGTGATCCAAGCGCGGGAGCGGGTCCCTCGGGCGTGTCGATGCAGCCCACCTTGTAGAGTTCCGCCGCCTCAACCCCACGGTTGCGGACCCATCGCTCGCGCCACGTCACGCGGGGCGAGTAATAGTTCGTCTGCCCACGTTCGATCTTGGTGAGCGCCTCCTTGCCCCGCAGGCTCGTCACCTTATCACGCAGCTTGTTGCCCTGGTCATCCTTGTCCTTGCCCTGCGTGATCTGCTTGAGCGCCTCCTTTTCGGTGGTGCCGAGGTTCTTGTATCTGCGGTGGCTGAGCAAGGGTTCCTCGCTGAGCGACAGTCCCATTGTGAAGGATGCGTTCGCCTTTTCCTTGTCAGCGGGCTTGTCCTCGCACCCGGCGTATTGGCAGGTAATTTCCGCCACGTCTCCCTCGGTGAAGTTCACCGACGCGTTGGAACACTCAATGAAGCCGATTTCCGGATGGGCCGAACCGGGACGCGGCAACAGGGTGACCGCCGAAAGACGGTGGCAAAGAAATATCTGTGTCGCGGTCCACTTGCCCTCCTTATCAACCTGGACGGTGAATCCCGGTTGCGGATAGAGCCGTCCGGGTTCAATCGAAATGTGCGTGGCCATGTTGGCCTGGCAGCCGCGTCAACCAAACGCCGCCTGTGGCTTGCCGCCGAGCTTCTCAACCGTCTTGTTCAGATCCTTGAGCAGGCTGTTGGTTTGCCCTGTCAGCCGGTTGTTTTCCCGCTGGGCATCAAGCGTGCCGGTCGAGTAGCCACCGCCGCCGACCTTGCCAAGCGACATGACGATGGGGTCAAGGCGGCTGGTTTGATCTGGCAGCTTTCCGGTGTCGCCTGTCTTGGCGGCGACTTTGGCCGCCTGTTTCACTTCCTCCGGCTTGGGCATCGAGTCCCTGATAGACTGGATGACCTTGTCCATGCTTTCCTTCAGGCCCGTCGTGTCGAACGTGTCGGTGAAACCAAACTCCCCGGCCTTGCGGGCGGCTTCGGCGGCGCTTTTCCCTAAGCCCTCTCCACCGGATGCAATCAGGCGGTTGTTCTCCTGCTGCAAGTCCTTGTATTTCACCCCGAACAAGGAACCGCCCTCCGCCTTGTTGGACTTGAGGATGTCCCCAAAGTTGGTGTTCACGTCCTGGGACTCGAATCCCATCAGCTTGGACATGCCGGGGACTTTGGCGAGCCCCTTCAACATCCAGGCAACGCACCATTCAATGCCCGCTTTCAGGTAGGCGATGGGCATTTCAAACGCGTTCAGGATGGCGAGTCCGAAACTTGCCGCCAGCCCTAACAGCACAGTGCCAAGACCCTTCCACATCGAGCCATCGCTGATGAAGTAGAACAGGAACGACACGGCGGCCCGGAAGCCGTTGATGAGCGAGTTGATGGCCACCGCGAATCCGAGTTTCAGGGAGGCCGACACGAGGTCAAGGATCTGTCCGCTCTTGAATGCGGTGATGACGAACATGATTGCGTCCTTGATCCGTTTGCCTGCCTCAACAGCCAACGGGGTCAGCTTCGACACCAGGTCGATTGCTTCCGCAACGAGTGGGCGGATCGCGTCATTGATGGGTGTTCCAAGCGCAAGAAACACCCCGTTCACCGAGTCCATGAGCGTGGAAAAGAGTCCCTTCGTGGTTTTGCTCTGAGCCTCCATCATGCCGGAGAACTTGCCGCCCTTGCCGGTCATGTCGATAAACGCCTTTTCTATCTGAGGGAAACCAACAGCACCGGATTCGACCAGTTTCCTCACTTGGGACTCGTTGACGCCAAATTGCTTTGCCAGTTCACCGATGATCGGGATGCCGCGACCGGTTAGCTGGTTCACGTCCTCCGCGAACAACCGGCCCTGCACCCGCGCCTTGCCATAGATTTCGGCGATTTCACCGATGGGTGCCTGGATGCCCGCCGAAACGTCGCCGATGCGCCGCAGGGTGGTCGGCACCGTGTTGGCTGACTCACCGAAGGCGATGAGCTTGCGTGCCGCGTCGGACACCTCGGGAAACTGGAAGGGAGTTTCGTCAGAAAACTTGCGGAGCTTGGCGAGCGTCTGCTCTGCCTTGGCCGCGTCACCTATCAGGGTGGTGAAGGCCACCTTGGTCTGCTCGAAGTCGGCGGCTTGATTGACTGCCTTCACGCCGATCCCC